AACATCTTTAACAGTAATTGAGATAGGATTGCTCTTAACAATCTTCTCAGGAACTGCTACAACTTCTTTTTCTTCTTTGATAGCAGCGATAATATCTTTTGCCATCTCTTTTGCGATGCTCTTAGCTTCGCTTACTATATCCTCAGTCTTTTCGACTGATTCATCTTTTTCAATACTCATAATTTAAATTCCTTAAATAATATTCTATTCATTAATATATACAAAACACTATTTATTATTCAATCTGACTATAATCACACCTAAGTCTATTTATGTCCTCACCGCTAATAAGCCCTGTTTCTTTAAAACAATTGACCTTTGTTCTTTTTAATTTCTTTTACTAACTCATCTTTAAAATAAGTCATTATTTCTTTTACACTGACCTGTCTTTCCTTGACAGTTTCTATAAGCTTTTCTTTTGTGTCATCAGCAATGTCTATTTCTAAATCTTTTATTTCTTTTTCTACCTGCTCTTCTATACTTTTTTCCTGTTCAAAGGCCTCTCCTAAGATTTCCTTAGGGTCTATTCCATACTTCTTGCAACCAGTTATCAGTGCTGCTGAATTACAAGGAACTGATACTACACTAAATTCTAACAACTTCCATTTACTAATTACTGATCTAACATTCTTACCAAACATCTTTAGGTCGTCAGAAGTAGGTGCTCTACGCTCTTCTACTAAGAAACCTACAGATATACCTTTTAATATGCCCTGCTTGATTAACTTCCATATGTTATCAACTGTATCTATTCCTTCTGCCAGCTTAGCAGTAGCCTTAAGGCCATTGCCTGATTTTCTGACTGACAAAGCCTTACCTATAGGCATATTCTTGTCATGATTGAATAAAAGAATAGGATTACCCTTAAACTCTTTCATATTTGCACCTGTAGGCAATAAGACTTCATTATCTAAATCCATATCAGAAGTAGAGATAATAGCAGTGAATTCTCTTTGTTCCACCTTAGGCTCTTTTATTTCAAAACTTTTATATTCTATTGTCATTAGTCTAAATCCTTTATGTTATCTGTAATTTTATCTAATAAGTTTTCACTATCATTCTCTGCTTCTATATCTATATTCGAAGAAACTTCACTAATTCCTTTATTTGTTGAATTATTTATTTCCTCATCTTCAATTTCCTGCTCTGTTTCTCCTATGTTAATTACAATAGGAGCAGGGGTAGGTTGCTTAACCTCCTGTGTCTCTATCTGCTGTATTCTAACCACTTCCTGCACCAAACTGTCAATCTTAGTAGAAATAGCCTTAGACAAGCCCTTGTCGTCATCCTGAGGAGGTATGATAGGTTCAGGGTCTTTACTTCCCAACTCATCACCATTCTCATGTATTTCTAGGCCTAATTCTGCTCTTATTTCATTAGCAGTCATAACTCCTGTATTTTTATATGTCTCATGTATTTTTCTTTGTGTCTCAGTGTCAGCAGGCACAGGATTATCATAAAGTAGGAATGCGTCAGTATCTTCTATGCCATATCTTGGCAATAAGTTTTCTCCTAAGGTTGATGCTACTAATTTCATCATAGGTAAGATAGTATTTCTAAGCCAAGAAGTATTTTGTTCCTCTGAGTTAGCCTTAACATTATCATTACCAATTAATTTATTAATAGGACAACCTGATATAGAAGCAATTTCTTGGATATTAAGAGTAACGTCAGATAAGTCTTTAGGCTTGAATGCCACTGTCTTAATATCAACGTCTCCATCTATAGCCATTACCTTACCACGATTACTTGCTCCGCGTGTCAGATTAGTCATCTTCTTAAAGAATCTCTTCTTACTAATACTATTGCCAGATTTATTCACTAATAGGTAGTCAGGCACTGCATTATTTGCATAAAGAGCAATTTGGTATTCATGACTGAACTTATTAAGTAAATATGACTGCCAACCTTTCTCTATTTTACCCATACCATACCAAATGCTATTAGGATTAGGATATTTGACATGAATTATTTCGTCAGGAGAGTAGTCAACTGGACCACCTTGATTTTCTTTATACACATACTTATCAATAAAACGTCCAGATCCTTGTGGAGCAGGTTGAATTCTCATGTATTGTGCTTGTAATACATATAATTGCTGTGGTGTTCCGTCAGTATTACTGACTACATGAATAAAAGCATCACCTGTTATCTCTAATGATAAGAAAATCTCATAAAAAAGCTGGAAAGAGGATTGAAGAGGGTTAGCCCTCATGAATAAATCAATAATATTATGTCCCTGGACAACTTCGAAGTTTTCGATACTATCCATGGTCTTATGAGACACTAACATATCAGGTTGTTCAATTAACTTACCATTCATGAAATCTCTTTGCCTTCTATTATTTTTAGTCGTAGGGAATATGCACTTTTGACCATTCTTACTTACCTTTGCATATAATCTTATAATACCTGAGGCAGCAGCATTTGCATTGTAGTCTATAGCACTGGCCCAAAACCCTGTGTAAGCATTAACAGCAATTTGTCTGTTGAACCTTGGGAGATTGTGCGTATTAGTTATAGTCCCTATCTCAGAGTTAATATACTTTGTATTGTCCGTTTGTTCTTTTTTGAAAAAATTAAACATTTTATTTAATCCTAACCTAAATTGTAATTGAATGAGTTATAGTCTTCTCCGATGCTTGTCCAACCATCATGACCATCAATCTGTTCATCATCTGATAGGTCATATACGTCCATAGTTGTGTTGTCACCATCCTGAGTAACTTCTTTATATTTTAAAACTGCTAATGCAAGGCTAATAACAGTGTCATCATGCTGTGTTCTCTTGCCGTTGTTATAGATAATATTCCCTGTGCTACTTATTTCACACTCATAACCCAATAACTCATCTATCAATATATCGAGATTTGGATATTTTATATTCTTTGCGTGAATAAAATGAACTAAATTCTCTATAGTCGAACACTTGCTCTTATTGCTAAAAGTAAAAGGTTCTAAGTTAGGGCAATCATTTTTCAATAGGTTATAAACAGTAATACCACCTCCAGCAGTAGCATCTATATAAGATTTTCTATTGTTGATATATGCTTTTAACTTATTGATAAGCTCTTCACCTTCTGCCTTAAACCTTTTGAAGAATACTAATTCTCCTATTTTATTTATTCCTGTAACAACAGTAAAGTCCGCTTTATTGCTGTCCGTGAAACCCAGATCTATCCCAAAATAAATTGCCTTTGATATATTCTGAACTATGTCATCATCTATGCACTCATATACCTTTGATGGCAAGAATACACTGTTTTCTTCTTCAGGAACTTCACCTAACCAGTCTCTTTTAAATATATAAGAACTTTCATGCTCTTTAGCATAGTCAAACTCTTCTTGTGGTAAAAATCCTGCATCTACACTATCCTGTGATGATAAATGAAATGCTTTAGCTCTTTCATCTTTCCCATCTTTTATTTTTAAATACCATTGATAGAAGTAATTAGACTTACAGGTTGGGTTAGATATTATTTTAATAGGCCCTTGAGAGATCCTCATAGTAGTTTTTAGAGCATCGAATGCAGGGCAAATAACTTCTTGCTTATCTCCATTTGTTCTTATTTCTTGTTTTAGTCTTGTTGCTTCATCAACTACAGCAGCTTCATACTGCTCTCCAAATAGGCTATCTACGTTCTGCCCTTGAGCAAAGTCTATAACATTACCATTAGGATAAGTAATTTTCTGCGGAGAAGAAGAATTAAACTTAAACTGTTTCTCATGGTTAGTTTCTTTTAGATGCTTATATATATTTGTCCCCATAATTATTTTTCTAACTAACTCATACCCTATGGTAGAAGTTTTCGAAAATGGGGCAAGCCAACAATACTTTGTATCAGGTGCTCCAAGTATAGCCTGCTCATTTATCCAACATGCTAAAGCCAAGGTCTTTCCAGTCTTATTAGCACTAATGACTACAGTATATCTCTCAGGACAGTCATATATGTCCTGTTGCTTGGGATAAAATATATCAGGTGGAGAATATTTTATTTCCATAGGTTATTACTCATCCTCTTTCTTTTTTCTAATTACTTTATTTGGGTCCATCTTAAAACTAATATCATCTATTTTTACATTGATGTTTTCTTCCTCTTTACCCATCAATCGATCCATTAATAGCTTTGTGAAGTTAAAACTACCCCTCTTAGAACTTTTCCATATCTTCTCCCAAAGTTCATCAATCTCTTCCTCACTAATCTTTTTGTCCATATACTTTTTAAATGAAGTCATGGCTCTACCTCTTACCGTCTCATACTTCTTCCCCTTATTACATCCGTTTTGGAAATATTTATTCAGTCTGCCAGCAGGAGATAGTCCTGTTAGTATCTCTAATTCTGTATATAATTCTTTATCTTCATCAGAGATTTTGTCTAAGATACTCTCATCATTCCTTTGAGTTCGATCTGTATCAAATTTCTCTTTGAATTTATCTTTATCATACATATAAAATCCTTATCATAATATCTTATTCTAATTTTTTGGAACAATACCTCTTTTTCAGAAAATTATTATTCTATTTCTTCTACTATTTTCTCTTCACCGACAGTAACTGTGCCATCTTCATTAATAACATACTCATTAGGTGTCTCTAATGGAACATATTCACTATTTACCTGAGCCAATAGAGTTTGCATGGATATACTATAAACGAATAAAGATTCGGCATCTGTCCCAAAACTATCTAATATCTCTTGAGGTGATACTTCTTCCGATTCCCAAATCATATTAAATAGATTCTTATGTTCCCTCTTTATTTTTTTATATAATCTACTATTTTTCTTTATTATTTCTGCCTTTAATCTGTTAATCTTTTGTTCTTGAGTAAAATCGTTATTTAATATTCCCGACATTTTTATTTTCCTTATATAAAAATTATTTTAATTTTATGCTAACCAGTTTATCTTCTATACAGATATTCTCAGTGTTCCGTTATCGTTCCAAAGTTGTCCAGTATTAATTGGGTCAATCGTAGGTAAATTCGGCATCATTACTACACTTCCCTCTATATCTACATTATAATCAAAAATAGTCTCGAAAGGGTCATTACTTTCAAACTTTAATTCTCTTGCACTCTCATAATATTTTATTCTAAGTTGTGGTTCTCCTTCATCCGCGATAAAAGTGATTAAAGTAGTATCTCCCATTCCTATTAAATTAATTTCTTCTGCTGTTAATACTACTAATTCTATTTCATCAATTTGTAATTCTCCATCAATAACAACTGCACCATCTGGCTGTAATATAATATTGTCATCACTTCCTGATACAAGAATAAGATGGGTATCACTTGTAATTGTGTTTCCATTAATATTAATATCATCAACTTGTAATTCTCCTGCTGTGACTGTGCCATTAGTCAAAGTCATATTGTTATTAGCAGAAGTATCTCCAGCAGTTAAAACAGAATCAATCGTTGGAGCAGACGGAGCAGGAACTAAATCTAATATCCCTTGAACAGTATCTTTCTTTAAGTTAGCTGTGTCGGTTGTATCTCCATAAAGTATATAGTCTGCTGCTGTAATAGTAATATCTGAACGATTACTAATCGCTGTTTTATTTAATGTCAATGCTTGATTTGTTCCAGTTACTTCTCCTGTATGGGATAAGTCTTGGTCTCCTGAATTATTGCCTGATAAAGTGCCTCCATTTATAGTTCCTGCATCTATAATGTCGCCACCAGACATATCTATATTACCCATAAACATATTCAAATTACCAAGAACTACGTTTAGATCTAAAGAAACATTTAAATCATCTGCAATAAGAAGTGAGTCGAATAAAGTTTGACCATCTCTACCACTCAATAATAAATACTGAGAATGATCATCTGCATCAAGATTATCTAATAGGCTATGGTCAATACTACCCTCTGTAAAATGAATATCTACATCTGCTATATGAGAATTAGTTGTTGTGCTATTTCCTCCAGACCAAGTTATTGTTCCTGTAGTAGTTAAATCATTAGAAGTTAAGTCTATTAGTCCTGAGGTAGAGAATATAGTTCCATCGGCAGATATTTTTATATCATCTGTTTGGTCATTTATTTTTAAATATTCATCTGCTTTTTGAAAAATATTAAAATTCGAAACCCAACCACTATTTGTGCTGAAGTTTAGACCAGAATCAGCCTGAAGTGGGATAAAATTATAATACTGTTTATAGTCTTGAGAACCTCCCCAATACCATATGCGATTATCTTGTATCTCAATATCATTTACTTCAGTGAGCGTATTGTTAAAATAAACATCTGATGTAACTATTTGCCTTCCTCTACTATCATCTAATTTTAAATACTGTGCATGATCATCTGCATCAAGATTATCTAATAGGCTATGGTCAACATCTGAATATTCCAATAGGCTTTCAAGACCATTGACTTTTAAATATTTACCTGCTTGGTCAGTATAAGTAATTGGAGTATCTGACAAACCTAAGAATGTAGTAGCTCCTCCACCACCTGAACCTCCACCTGCCTGAACATTAGGCACTCTACCACGAAGATCTTCTCTTGCATATTGAGTCCAAGTAGTTCCGTTAGCAGCAAGTGTCATAGTGAATCTTGCTATTAGGAAACCTGTTCCTTGGAATTCCTTAGGAATAGTATAAACTGAATAGTTATTAGAATCTTCAACTGCTGAATCCTGTTGGTTGATTAGATAAGAGCCAGTAGGTAGATTTAACATTAGGTGATCTGGTTCATCACCACTATTAGCAACAGACCATAATACAAAACTAAAACTTCTATTTACTAATGTTTGTCCTAATTCAAATTCTACACTTGATGCTGACCAAGTTTGAGTATTTAAATTATCAACTACTTCGAAAGGAGTATCAATATTATTAACTACGTGAATATCATTAGTTGGCATTACCTGCTCAGGCATGGTATGCCTATGTAACTGGTAAACTACACCATTTGAAACTGAAACATATACATCAGCATCAGCAGTTGCTCCATCTGCAATAGAGGGAGTTAAAAACCCTTCTGTTCCACTATCCCACTGTGCTTCAAACTGTCTTAACTTCTCTGTCATATGTAACATATGGCCCATGTCTGTATCTGTAGATTGTATATGGTCATTCCATTGATGTAATTTCAAGGCTCCAGCATTTTGAATAGTAGAAGCACTTTGAAGATAGACTGTTGCTATTTTTATATGCTCTTCACCAAAAGGCCAACCTGAAGTATTGCTTGTTAATTCTTTATCTGATTTTTTAATAAAGACAAAGTTCATTGCAGGTTCTGTATCTGTTCCTGCTATTAATTCTATTACATTTCCTGATGCTGATGGGTCAGAACCTATGTTATATATAGATGGTCCATCACTAAATTGCATTGTAAGATCTGGTTGACCATTCGTTACACCTAATGTTCCTATTGCTATACTTCCATCACTTGAGATTTCAAATTTCATAGACTCACGAAAACTGCCATTGAAGAAATTCTGAAATGTATCAGAGATAGAACCTGTAATAGCAACAATAATTGTTCCATTTTCTTCATCAGATACTCCTACTCCACCTATTAATATTCTATAGTCTGGAAAGTCTGGAGGTGTTTCTTGTAATCCACCTGCTTCAGTAGTAGATATC